GAATACAAGAAAGACGAAGTCACCCATTACTGGAAACAAGCTAACCTACAAATAATAACCTACCTTAAAAACGAACTACTGAAACGCACTTTAGAAGGTGGATATGATTACTTTATGTTGGTTGACAGCGATTTAATACTGCACCCCAAAACGCTTGTTTCATTGCTTGAAGCCGATAAACCCATTGTTTCAGAAGTGTTTTGGACAAAATGGCAACCTGACAGCGAACCTTTACCCAATGCATGGGATTTAGACCAAGCAACTTCTTATGAGGGAAGTTACGACTTATGGAAGAATCCCGGACTTTACAAAGTGGGCGGCACAGGTGCTTGTATTCTCATACATCGAAGCGTTATTGAATCAGGAGTAAATTACAGCCCTTTATACAATCTATCGTTTTGGGGAGAGGATAGAAACTTCTGCATAAGGGCAGTCGCAAGAGATTATGAAATATGGCTTGACACCAACTGTCCATGTAAACACTTGTACCGAGAAAGCGAATATCAAAAATATGTTGAAAATGGCGGCTATGAAGCCGCTTTTTCATATGCCAAACCATAGGCGAAAGGAAGGATAAATATGTTAATGTTCAGACAACCATATCTGAGCGAAGATGATGGAGTTAATTTGGGCGGTGGAGAACCTTCACCAGAACCGACAACAGAACCGACACCGGCACCAGACGGAGGCGGGACGGAGCCGACACCAGAACCGCAAAGAATTAAGGTCAAGTATAATCACCAAGAACTTGAATTGCCTTATGAAGAAGCGGTACAGCACATTCAAAAAGGTATGAACTACGATAAAGCCGTTGAACGAGCCAGACAAGAAGCCGCACAGCAAGCACGTGACGAATGGATAGCCGAACAAGGCTACGAATGGCACGGCAAACCAATCAAGACCGAAGCTGAGTACAAACAGGCACTACAGGAACAGGAACTTGAAAACAGAATCATGCAACAGTATTCCAATGTTCCCGAAGAATTACTAAACGAGCTTGTGGAAAGCAAACGGTTTAGAGAGGAAACGCTTGCTGAAAAAAAAGCCAGAGAGGAAAAGGAGGCTGAACACAAACAGTATACCGATTTTCTCGAAGCCTATCCTGATGTGAAGCCGGAAGATATTCCTGTAGAAGTATGGAAGGAACACAAGGAAGGCAGAAGCTTGACTGAGGCTTATATGAGATACGAAAATCAACGCCTAAAGGATGAAATAGCAAAGTATCAAACACAGCAACAGATTGAGCAGGCTAATAACAAAAACGCGGCAACTTCAACAGGTTCAGCAAAAACAAGCGGCAAGACAGGAGGGTTTATATCGAAAGAAGATTTTGAAGCTAACAAACATGATATGAAGTGGGTACAGAAAAATCTATCCACACTTGAAGAATCAAGAAAGCATTGGTAAGGTGCTTTCTTTAATTATGAAAAGGAGATGAAAGAATATGCCTTATAATTTTATTCCGGAGATAGCTCATGCGAAGCTATTGGAAGAAAGGGAAAACGCGGCAATAGCCGTAAAACACTGTAACAGAGAGTACGAGGGCGATATTACATCGAAGGGTGATCGGGTTAAAATCCTAACCCCTGGTGAAGTCAGCTTATTTGAGTACACCAGGAACACCGATATGGCAGACCCTGAAATCATAGACGATGCAGCACAGTATCTTGATATTACTGAATCCCAAGCATTCCAGTATTATCTCGACGATATCGACAAGAAGCAGATGGACAAGGCCAGTGCCTTTGAAAATTCCACCATGCGTAACGCTGCATATAAGATTTCAGACTATGCCGACAGTTTCGTTTATAAACTGTACTCTGACATGGTGCAGGACGTAACCTTTGCATCCGCATTCAAGTCCGCAGATGTCCTGACATTACTTGCTGCTGCCGACAAAGCCATGAGGCTTGCCAATGTGCCGGAAAGGGAAACGAAGTACCTTGAAATTTCGCCGGATGTTTACGCAAAGTTTGTACTTGCGAAGACTATCAAAGACACTGACAACAGCGATGTACTGAAAACCGGACTTGTAAAGAAAATGTGGGGACTGGATATCTATGTGTCCAACAACATTGTTACTGATGGTACCGCAGTAGGCTCAACCTCATACTGCATAGTCAGAACAAAGAGAGCTATAGCTTACGCTGAACAGATTAATCAGTCTGAATCAATTAGACATCCTAAGAGATTTGGCGATATTCACAGAGGTTTATTCCTCTGCGGCGCAAAGCTGATAGTCCCGAAAGAAGCTGTATGCTTCAAGATTAAGACTGCGGCTGAAGGTTAATTAAAGAAAGGAGGAATATAATATGGCTATAACTGCATCTTATTGTAAGAGAAATAACGTGTCTGCGGTTACATTGAATAATGCAACAGCTTCACAGACCGTTGACTTTAGCGATAAGCCCGACGAAAGGATTGTATTGCTTGTTGAGAATGCCAACACAGCAGACGCTACAACCGCAACAATCACCGTATCAAAAGGCGACTTTTTAAGTAGCAACTTAGGCGATTTGGCAGTAACCGTCGCAAAAGGCGCGACTGTCGCAATAGGACCCCTTGAATCTGTAAGGTTCAAAAACTCCGCAAGCGAAGTAACTGTTGGAGTGGCAGTAACCAATAGTGGCACCGTATCCAACGTGAAAATAGGCGTGGTGAAACTGCCCTAATGTGAGGGGGAGGGAAACCTCCCCTTTAATTTTGGAGGTAATCGAATGAAATACAAATATCAACCCAATGTACACATTATCGACTATAAAATACTGAAAGAAATGTTTGCCTTTGACGACAACGGAGAATTTGAGACAGACGACCCAAAGCTGATTGAATGGATAAGAAAAAATAAACCATTCCTAAAGCCTGTAGGCGAGCCTGTGGAGCCACAAGAAGCCAAACAGGAAAAGAAGTACAAATGCAAGTATTGCAACTATGAAACCGAAAACAAGGGCGAACTTTTAGCCCATTACAGAGAGCATAAAGCCCAAAAGAGGTGATAATATGAGTTACACCGCACAAGAAATCTATGATATGTCAATCGTTATCATGGATGAATTGTCTAATTCCGGCACAGTTGACCCAAACCAAACAAAAGAATATCGACACAAAGCCCCTCGGCTATTGGATATGTTTCAGAAGGAGATGGCGAAAAGTGGGGATTTGTACAAGACTTTTGAAATATCGTGCATACGGAAAAAGAATCTATTAGGCGATACCCTTCAATGTACGCCTGTGGAGAACAATGGCGATACACAATCCTATTCCGCAAAAGGTGTGAACTGCTTCTATTTTGAAGTAGATGGAGATTGCACTGTAACCTTTCCGGGAATCACAGGAAAATACTCTTTCAATGGCGGACCGGAAACGGTATTCAATGAAACAATTACAATAACTGTGCCAGAGGGTACAACCTCCTTCTTGCCATGTAAAGGTATACTGGACGCTACAGCAGACGCTACAATGACTTTTAGCGGCACTTACTACTATAGACACATTCACCGTGCATTATGCCCCTACAAGTACCCTACAGCCGATAAAGTGCCGGATTTCAAACCGTGGTATAAAGTTACAATGCCGGATGATTTCAAAAACCGTTCACAAGTCATTAATGAATATCCTATGTGGCAGTACGAACAAGACGCAAGCCATAAGTGGGAAGGAAATAAAGACTTATATATCCAATTTGCCTACGAGGGCATTGTGCGAATAAAGTATATCCCTATCCCCACTAAAATAACCGATCTTTCGCAGGCCATGGAAATTGACGACATCACGGCTACGGCAGGCGCGTATTACCTTGCTGAACATTTTGCAATGTCTGATATGAACGATGAGTTAGCCGCACGTTGCAGAAGCAAATTCAATGAGTTGAAAAAGGAATCCATGCTAAAAATGCCGTTAAGTAATGCGGAGATAATAGATGTTTACGGCTTTTAGGGGGGGGTGATGTGAATGTCTCAAATGAATCCAGTAACAATAGATAAATTCTTAGGAGTGAACAAGTCAGAAACAGAAACACTTCTGCAATTAGGCGAAGCCTCCGAAAGCTCAAACTGGATAATCACCGATGATAA